AAGGAGAAGTGCTATAAGTATCACTATAACTACCATTCCAAAAAACATTTTTCCATTTTGCAAAAGCCACTTCACAACAAGCACCGCTAATACCTAAAGCTAAAGTTTTTTCTACTGTTCCTTGATAACCATGACCAAAACTACGACCCATTTTTTGATTTTCTATAAATCTTCTACCGGCTACATCATGAGCTAATTGTACTTCGTAAGGTTCTAATTTAATTTCTATCAATTTCATCTCCCCAACTATCCCAACCTTTAACCTTTTGCCTAGCAAAGAGTTCAATTCTTGGTAAGTCGCCACATAAATTTACTATTTCATTTCTAACTATATGTGGTTTTTTGCTGTGTTCCCTACGCTTATCAATTACTAATTGTTTTACATTTTTAGAAATTCTTTTTGGACTACCTTTAGTTGCTAATAAACACATTTCAGGATTTGCCCTTGTCCAGTATCCTAAACCCATAAAAAAATTATTCATTTGATTCGTTTTAACCCATGTAAAAGCCACCGTTTTATATTTAAAACCCCATTCTTTAAGTAGTCTAAAAGATTTTTCAAGAAAAGGATCAGTAACCCACAAAAACAAAACGCAATCCACACTACAAATATCAGAAATAGGCAACTTACATATATCGTTGAACTCCATACAAGAATAATGTTTTGTTGCGTTGCGTTCTTCGCCTTTTTTAGAATAGCTTTTAAAGTAGTAAGGTGGATCGGCATAAATTATTTTATATTTTTTTTTAGGAAAACGAATCACAAACACCTATAAATTAAATTTTTAAGTGTTGGGTTCTTTGATAGAACAACCGCAAATTCTTCGGCAAGAATAGCTGTGTTTTCTTCGCCTATTTTATTTATATCTTTCTTGTTTAAATAACAAATTATATGCCAAACTTCATGGAAAAGTATTTTTCCTAGCATTAATTTAGATAAATTAGGGCTTATCGTAAGCGTTGAAATATTGGGGTCATATAAGGCCAAACAATCTTTACATTTATCAAAGAAAACCCTTATTTTATGCCGTTTATAGCGTATTTCCTTTAGCTTCATAGTGAATCAGTATAATTTTATACTATATATAGTATGAAAAATAAATATATAAAAATTGTTGATTTATTATACAAATAGTTATACAAAATATGTATGGCCGAATCAAAGTTTATACCAATTAAAAAATGTTATTTGGATATAGGATTAGATCATACAAGCCCATCACAATTTAACAATCCGTTAGATGTCTGGGTCGCCAAGTATGTTTTATTAACACCCATAGAAAGGAAAAAGCTCCCTCCTAGTATGTCTATGGAATTTGGTGGGTTTGTAGGCCAAGCGGTTCAAGATATGAAAACTAAAAATTTAACTTTGGAAGAAGTTTATAATGGAAAAGGAAATAATAAATAACTTGAAACAAAAAATAGAAGTGTTGGAGCAACAACTTAAAGAAAAAGATCAAGTTATAGAACAAGAAGTTCGTTATAAACAAAATGAAAGAGTTAAATGTGATTTAAAGGATAAAGAAATAAATACTTTAAATGAACAATTAAAATTAAGTTTTAAAGTCTTTAACCAAATTGAAGATAAAATATTAAATATAGTAAAGGAGATATTAGCCATATATGGAAAAACAATCACAGACCAAAAAAAGCAGTAAATCTATATACGAAAAAGTTTTAGATGTAATGCAACAAGTGGGGAAAGTAGAGAAAAGTGCTAAAAAAAATGGTATGCACTTTAACCCTATTGAACATGACCAAGTTACTAAAGTAATAAGGAAAGCGTTAATAGAAAATAAATTATTAGCAATTCCTAAATACTTAAATCAAAGAACCATAGAAAATTATTTTTATACTGAATGTAATTTAACTTTAATTAATGTGGAAAACCCAAGAGAAAAAATAGAAGTAGAAGGTGCTTCAGCGTTTGCCAAAATAGATAAATACGCTACCGGTAATGCTATTTCTTACGCTACAAAATATGCTTACCTAAAAGGTTTTTGTTTAGAAACCGGCATGGATAGTGAAGATGGTTTTCCTGCACCAAAAGATTTCGTTGTTAATAGAAGAGGACTCCAAACTAAATTAAATGCGGAGCAATCTAAATTTATGAACAGCGGAGAGTATCAAAATATGTCTAAAGAAGAACAAAAAACAGCTATGGCTAATTTTGATAAAAAAAGAAAAGCCATAGACGATGCACAAGAACAAGGAGGAAATCATGGCATTGAACTCTAACCAAATAACAATTTGGAAAGATAAAAACAACATTAAGACTATTGGTACTGGTAATGTTAAAGATGATAACGGAAACTATACCAATTTTTCTTTATCTGAAGTTTATAGTAAAGACGGAAAGATGTTAGGTTTAGGTCTTAATATGCAAGTTGCTTTATATTATCCCAATGAAGCGGAAAATAAGATAGCACTTAACACAAACTATAAACAACCCATTAACATAGAACCAACTGTGGAATTGTTAAAAAGGTTTAATAAGAAAGTTAGTGTAGCATTTAAAAATCCTGGAGATGAAGAAAAAGGAAAATCTGCTAACTACAATCTTGTTTTTAACGATCCAAAGGAGTCTAAACAAGATGGAATGAAGTTCTAGTTGAATCATGATGAAGTTTGTTGTTGTTTTTCTTCACTTGCTAAATGGCGAAGTTGCACAAGCTACTTTTAGTGCTTCTTTGCCATATTGGCAAATGCAAACTTGTAATCAAATGGTGGAATCAATTACAAAGTTTGAAGAAAATTCTAACTACAAAGCAGGAAACGGCCAAACTTGGATTCATAGAAAATACAAAGACAATATTGTAGTTTTACACTATTGCAAGACAGACAAAGGACAATGGTATAATTGGCCACCTGGATTAGAAGAAGCATACATTAATGGATTAAGAAATAATATAGAATGAAACCGGCACTAGATACATTTTTTGAAGAATACGGAAAGAAGAAAGGCGTAGAACTTTTAAATTCATATTTTAAAAATATGGAAGATGATAATAAAAAAAGAACTTACGCTTCTATTATTAAACTTTCTAATGAATCTAAATTTGAATTACGCTCACCTAGATATTTAAGAGGTGTTAAACTTTGGGGAAAATCTGAGGGGTTCTTCCCTTTAAAAAATCCTAATTCCGGTATCTATAAAAATTATATAGAAAAGGAAATATGAAAAATTTTAATGAAGATAATATAAGATTTATTAACCAACTAGATAAATTATTAAAACAAAAAGAAGAAGATTATGGAAGTTTTGATAGAACTTCTTGGGTAATGACACAATTATTAGAAAATGTTTTAACCGCCCATAACGGAGTAAAGGTTAAAGTATCTATAAAAATATTTGGTATATTTATGATTATGCTTAAACTATGGCGTATTTTATCAAGTAAAAGGTATTTAAAAGATAACTTTGACGATATTGCAGGATATGATGAATTGTTAAGAAAATTAGTTATTCAGGAGGAAAAGACAAATGGAAAATAAAATACCTATGACTCCTAAATTAATGAAAGTATTGAAATATATTAAAAAATATTATACAAAACATGAGATGTCGCCCACAAGGCGAAAAATGCAGGTAGATTTAGGATATAAAAGCCCTAATTCTATATCTGTTTTGGTTGATAAATTAGTTGCTAGAGGAGATTTAGTTAAAATCGGTAGCAACAAAGCAAGGAATTTGGAGTTGAATGGCAAAGGTAAATAGTATTTGGCACTATGAAGCCTCCGTTCTAGCCAAAGAAACGATTGAAGATACAACTGTTGAAAAGGCAACACAAAAAGCACATCTTCAATCTAAACCAAGTGCAAACGCAAAGTTTGAAACCTCTGACTTTCGTTTGTTGAAGAAACAAATAAAACTAGAGGATAACGATGACGATAGAACCGAAAAAGATAAGGGATCTGGAAGTCAGAAAACAAAAGGCAGTGGATAAAATGTGGAATCATAAAAGAATGTTTTTGAAGATACAAAATACACTACCTAAATTTGACGAAAGGATCGCTAAAGAAAAGGAAAAACAACAAGCTATTTATACTTAAATAGTTAATTATACTAATAAGTGTATAAACAGCGTAGGCCATCTATCGCCTATTAGAAAGGAAACATGACTAGACAACTTTTAGACCTACAATTAAGAAAAAACATAGCAAAGAATCTTTCTTTGAAAAGAATTGAGTTAAGCAAAACTCAAACTCAAATGTCGCAAGAACTTAATGTTACATTTCAGCAAATACAGAAATTTGAACATGGTAATAATGGTTTAAGTGCAGAACAACTATTATTTTTATGTAAAAAATTTGGTTGGGATGCTAATTCTTTTGCTAAAGAACCTAAAACCCTAGACGCAACTTTTACAGATTTAATGAACGCTAAATGTCAAAAGAATAAAGTTGATATGGGTAATGTAGAACACCATGATGAAGTAGAACGAATCAAAGGTGTTGTAGATATACTTATGAATAAAGTTCGTAAGTCTTGGCAAACAACCGATATGAATATGTCAAAACATAAAAGAAAGGAATTTGATGTTCACTCCGGTTAAAGATAAAATTGATAAACTTCTTTTTTTAAATCAAGACCAACAAGAAAAGAAAGAACATTTTAGTAAAGTTTGTAAAGCTATGATTCAAAATCTATGGAATGGCCTTTGTGAAGTTCCAGGATTTGAAAAAGATAAATACGAAGAAGAAATAGAAGCGTATCATGGCTTACCTAATGTTGGAATACCGACACATGGTTTTATAGACTTGTACGGCAAATATGTTATTGAAACAAAAACCCTATGGCCTAGAAAAGGAAAAATAAAACAAGACGGAACTAGATCATGGGCTACTAAACCAATTCCTGCTCCGGAAAAAATTAGCATAGACCATTTATCACAAGTTGCTCTTTATCATGTCGCTAAAGAAAAACCTGTTTATTTGGTTTATGCTAATGATAAAACTCATGTAACTTATAATGCAGATAATTGTCCGCCAATAAGGCCGGAAAACTTAAAGATAATTTTAAAACAATTAACCCATAAAGCTCAAGTAATGGAAAGGTTATTAAATATAACAACCGACCCAAAGGAACTTACTAAATATATAATTCCTGACTTTACTCACTATAAATGGCAAAATGAAACCGATAATACTTTATTAGAAAGAGCTAAAGAATTATGGGGTTATAAGTAAAAATATTTTCTAAAAAAAATTTTCTTAAAAAATCAAAAAAGCGTTTTCTCAATTTTTTTTTCCCTACTGCTACAACACTTATTTTTTGCCTTAATTCACTTTACTAGATTCTAGACGATTCTCAAAAAAGCGACTGTGGTATAATGTTTTATAAAAGTTTTTTTATAAAATTTTTATTAGCTATTAAACATTGTGAATAGGGTTTGTAAGTTCTTGGAATAGGAGCAACTATGAGTGAATATTGGAATAAGGTAAGTAAGGTTTATGATAAAGTTAATAACCTTATACCAAATCCATTACCTAAATGTTCAAGGTTAGAATGTAAAAAAGCACACCGAATTTTAATTAAAAAATTTGGTAATCATAAACATTCACCCTTAAAAGGAAACTATCCAATAGATAGTTATGTTAGATGGAATAAAGGTTGGGCTAGATTAATTCATGATCTATCTCATTACATTTATAACTATCGGAAAGGTTATACAAATCGTTTTAGCCATTCACTTCAACATGCGTTATTAGAATTAGAAATGACACAATTTGCGGTAAATGAAAAATGGTTTGATGGTTCACTAAAACCAAAAGTTCTTTCTAAAGACGAAAAGAAAGAACTTAAAGTTAAAAGGTTGACAAGTTTGTTTAAATCTTGGGAAAGAAAACAGAAACTTGCTTCAACTTATATTAAAAAATATAAGTCTAGGTTAAAAAGACTTAATATTCAACAATAAAGAACACAACCCTATTCACTACCAACTAAATTTAGAAGATTTGTTTTCGTCATCTTTTTTCATGCAAAGATAATGAGCATGACCGCTTTTATAAAAAGATACAAAAGAATCGGTATTAATAATATTTTTTTTACAATATCTGCATTTCCCCACATCTATTGCTAATTGTATTTTGTTTTTTTTCTTGCCCACCAACTATCCCAGCTTTTCAACGAAAGCTACACCTAAATCCATTCTTTGTAACCAGATTTATCTTTAATCAAATTTTGCTTACGATTATCCGAACTTTTAAAAGAACAATGAATCCAACCAGAATTTTTATCGGATTCATCATAGTATTCTAAAATAAGCTGATCGTAGTCAAAATTATTTTTGATATGGGAAGCAACCTCTTTATTGTCATAACCAGGTATCTCAAAGTCTGCAGCTTCTCCTTTACAATGTTGGCTTGTAGGTTTTGAACCAATTAATGTAGCTAGTTTTTCAGAACGAAAACCTGAGGTTACTTTTATTGGCGATTGATAGTAGTCCCTTAAAGGTTGAAGAACATTTTCGCATAAACCTTTAAGATTTTCTATTTGTGATTCGTTTGGAGTGTTATCTAAATTATTACGCAAAGCAGTTTGGCTTTGTATCATTTCTTCCAAAGAAAAATTATTTGTTAGTGTTGTCATTTCTAAAATATTTATAATCAAATTTAACGGCTTTCCAACCGTCTTTTTTTTTTAGTTTGCTTCTCTTACCATAATCTTCGGCTTCTTTCAAAGTAGAAAACATTTCGTTAGTATAGATTCGCAACTGGTTTGTTTGTTTATCGGTTATAACAACCAAATACATTATGCTTGAATTTTAGGTTTTTTTGGGGGAATTATAACTTCTTCTACGCATACAAACTTAATAAAAAGTTTATTTTTATTAACATCTTCGTAACCAATTTCTTCTAATTTTGCTATTGATTCGTAGTTTCCTGCTATCATGCAAGAATACCCATCTACAAACAAATCTGGGTATCTATAAGGTGGTAAACAGCTATTAGTAACCGCAGAACATAAAAGTAAATTTAATACAAAGTTCATTAATTATCTTTCTTTTTTTTTAATTCATCTTCTAGTTTTGTTATTTTTTTGTTTGCTATTTCTAAATCTTGTTGTGAATGTTCTAGCTTTTGCAGACATCTTTTATTAGCCGAATCTTTAGACTTTCCTGCGTCCTGCAATTCTGCTACTTCTTGTTTAAGAATACGGACTTGGTCTTTATACTCATTAATAATATCAGTACTGTCGGACATCAATTTTATTTTTTATTAGACATTCCACCTTTGAAAATCTGAGTGCCTTTTATTCCATAGATTGAGGCAACCACCAAAATCCACAGGTTAGTGAACCATGATGGCAATTTTGAAAAATGGTCGAAAAATATATTAACTTTATCCATTACACTTGGATCGTTTGAAACAACTGCGTATGCCAAAATTATTATAGGTGTTGACAGCAGAATAAGAACGAACTCATCTTTCCAGTCCGATTGTCTGGCTTCTAAAAGTTTTCCGGAGTATTCTAGTTCACCAGTAGCCATTTTTTCTGCATGTTTGGCTTGTGCGTTAGCCATCATCATTTTAGTTTCTTGTTTTTTTTTATAGATATGCGAACCTGCATTAATAGCTAATTTTAATGCACCTAATATTGGAAAAGCCATGTTACCTCCTTTTTTTCTTTTTAAGATGACTTAAAGTAAATTTCATTCTTTGTCGCCATACTAAACCATATAACTTTCTTAATAAACATTCTAGCTTTATCAACAAATATTCCATAGTATAGCCTCATAAATTATTTTTTCCCACACTTACAATTATCACAAATACATAAATCGCTATCATAATGGTGTAAATGTAAATCATCTTTACAATGACAATTACAATGGCAATTTTTACATTTTCTTCTTTTCTTTTTTTTTGGTTTTGGTTTTTCAATTACTAAACCGGTTATTTTATCAGATAAAGAATCTAACCAACCAAAAAACTTTAATAATATTTTGTCTAGCATCTTAATCTAAAATTAAAGAAGTTATTTTTTTTTCTCCCATATATATCTCTATATTTGCCTTACTCTTGATGCATTTATAGGTAACCCTATCCGCAGGGTTTTTATCTCTCATAGCGTAACGCTTGGCTTTGAGACATTTGGAAAGACTATCTTGTATTCTATGCTCAGTAATTTGATGGTCGACAATAAGTAAAAGAGCAAAAACTGTTTCTATCATTAATTATAACTATACCCAGATGGGGTATCTCCTCTTTCTAAAACTTTAAATAATTGTTTGTGTTGTTCCATAATTTCCTCATCTGAATCCATCATTTGATGAATTTGGTCTTCTAATTTTTCTACTTTTCTTTCTAATTTAGAAACTTTATCTAATTGAACTGCTTGATTAGTAGAAAGCTCAAAAGTTCTAGTTAATGTCCAACCGGCTAAAGCTAAAATAATTCCTATTAATAAAGTCATAAGTTTGTCTGCCATTAATGATCTCCGTTTAGTTTGCCAATATTAGACCTTACGCTATCTTTAAGTTTTTCTACATCATGCAAAACTTTATCTAAATCTTTAGAAATAGATGTAATCATAACTTTATTGTGCATCATATCATCAACTCTTTCGGTTAATTTTTCTACTTGCCCAGATAAATGTTCTATCAGCATAAATTGCTCTTGGTCGATAGGTTTTTGTGTACTAGCTTCTAATAAATCTTGTTCCATTAGTTGCTTTGCAGTTTCTAAATGAACTATCCTAGAATTAATTTCAGCATAAGTCCATACGGCTATTGCTATTCCAGCAACTATCATTATTAAAGTTTTTAAATCTGTTTTAAAAGCTGTTTGTTCACTAATTTTCATAATCTAACATTAATAATTTTATGTTTAATTTTTTTTGTAAGTCCGTAGGGGTTCTATATATTTTTTTAGATTTCTTTTCCCATTTAGGATTATTTATGTCCCTATAACTATTTGTTTTTATATCTAATAAACTTATTTTACCATTTCTATCTACAACCACAATATCAAAAGGGCATTGGGGGTCTATTGATTTTGCTACCCAATAACCGTTTTTAGATAGTTCGTTAATAATTTTATATTCATTTGTAAAACCTTTAACGGATTTAGAAGTTTTTAATTTGAGATTAGGGTAATTGCCAAGTTCACAAGTCCACTTACGCTTATTGTTAGAATCACCCATATCATTTTATAAATGTTATTAATTTTATAATCAATATGTAGTAGGTGGTTGTTTTTTATAGTGTCTATTTTGTTATGAATTAATTTTAATTCCCCTTGCAGTTTTATAATTTCGTTAGCATTTTTTTGAGATTGGGTTGTCATGCTTAATTTTACTCTTCTTTTTTGCCTTGAAGCATTTGCAAGTATTCATAAATAAATTGTCTAGTTTCGCTATCTGCATTACCCATAATAGTACCTAATTTTCCTAAATGTTGGATAAAAGCATCAGCACCTTTGTTTCCATAAATTTTGATTCCTTGTGCTAACCATTTTATAAAATTAGGGTTTGTCATTAATCCAGCTACAACTCTTGAAGAACCTATAACTAAAGGAACACCAGCTAACCACAAAGGATTACCTGTAAATGCTGAAATACCACCGCCAAGAATTAAACCTTGTCCAACAACTCTGTCTGCTGTTCCTGATGGATTTTTAAAAGTTTTTCCACTTTCTCTAATTAAAGAAGAAATATTAGTAACTGTATCTAAATCTTTTACCATACTTTTACTCCAGCCACTTCCTTTAAATAATTCGTCTTTAGCAGCTTTTGATAATTTATTCCAATTAGTCAAAAAAGATTCTGAAGAAAATTTTCCAGCAGCTTCAACATAATCTCCGGCTAAAGTTTGACCTGGTTGTAATCTTCCCATTCTTTCTAACAAATTAGAAAGAAATATTTTATACGCAGCTTCTCCACCTTCAACTGCTTCCCCAGTTATTGGATTTTTAGATAATAAAGATTTTTTAATACCTCTTAATCTTGTAACACCTTCTTTACCTGAATTAATTAAAGTAGAAGCTATTTTATCTGGATCAGCAATATTTATTATAGGTTTTAAATAATCATCAATTCTTTTTAAACCTGCTTCGTAAAATTTATTAGCTCTGGTAATAGATTTTTCTGCAATTAATCCACCATATTTTTTGGCAGCTATTTTTAAATCTTCGCTTAATGCACCATATATTAATTTTAATTGTGCTTTATCTACATCTGGAATTATATCAAAAGAAGCTAGTTTTTTTCCTATTTTTTGTTTAATTCCTTTTACCGCTGCATAAGGTAATTGACCACCGTTTTTAGCTGCATCTTTTGTTAAGTTTTCTAATAATTCACTTAAAAAAGGATTTTTAAAAGTAGTGCTTGTTGCTTCTGCTCCAGGAATAGGAGCTACAAGTTTTTTTAAAGTTTCTATTGTTCCGCCTTTACCTGTAGATGGGGAAATTTTTCTTGATAAATTTATTAAATCGTCAGGTTTAATATATTTATCTACTTTACCAAATAAAACTCCTGCTCTTGAATTGAACATTCCAACAAAACTTTTAGGATTATTAACACCGTTTAAAGCTCCTTGAATAGTTTTACCTACAATAACCTCATCAGGAATTGCTTTGCCTATTAAACTTTCTGCAACTGATAAAGATTTTTTAGCTAATTGATTTTGTGCATTAAGAGCAACTCCTGCTATTTTTCCAGAACTTCCAGGAAAATTACCTAAAATCATTTCAACAGTTTGTAATCCTCTTTTTTGTGTAACTTGTCCTAAAGAAGGTGTAACCCCAGCATTAATATAATCTTCTAATCTTGTAACTGTTTCTATACCTTTTTTTCCAAATCCGGTAAATGCACCTTTAAATGGTTTTAAAATTAATGGTGCTACTGCTTGTCCAACTGAACCAAAAGCAAAATCAGTAGCTCTTTGTGCTAACCATTCTTCATTAGTTCTTAAAACCTCAGCTCCGTATAATTGTCCAACTCTTTCAAAAATTTCTGCACCTGCTGCCATTCCAGCTCCGGAACCTGCTATTGCACCTGCCCCAACACCAACTGGACCTCCAGCTACTCCTGCCGTACCCCCTGCCGTTGTTCCTATTATAGAACCAACCATTTCGGCAGCTTCCTTACCTAAATCTATTGCGTCAGCTAAATTTGTTTTGTTTTTATTATCTAGTTGATATTTATTTCCGTTTTTATCTGTAACAATAAAATTATTTCCCTCTAAAGGAATAACTTCGTCATAAAATTTTTCTAGGGTAGCTACTTTAGAAGCCATATTAGGTGCAGCTTCAACAAGAAATCTTATTTTATTTGGAACTTCATTTAATTGTTCTAATTCTTTTTTTTGTTGTGAGGGTAAAACACTTGTTGTTCCTAATATAGCCATTACTTAAATCCATCAGTTATCAAAAATTCTTTTCTACCTGGAACTTTGAAATAATATCTTCCATCTTTATAATCTACTAAAATTGCATTTGGTGGAACTCTTTGTGTTTTAAATTCGCTTTTTTGTCCAGGTGCTGTTGTTGTTTGCACATTTTCATATTTAGGTCTTATATCAGAATCTACAAATATATTATCTGTATTTAATCCTTGATTGTTAGCTAATTCTTGAAAGTTTATTCTTACATTATCTACTGCTATTTGGTTTTTTTGATAAAGTTCTATACCTAAATTTTTAAAATCTTCCATAGCTTTTTCTGGTAATCTTTTCCCTGTTTTTAATTTATTATAATAATTCCACCATTTACCAAAAGCTCCTTGTGTATCTTCAGCTGTTGCAAATTCACCTTCTCTAACAACCGAACCTGGATCTAAAGTTTTCATAAATGTAAATATAGCAGCAACATCTCCTGCTCCATTATTAGCTTCTAATCCGGCTAATAATTTGCTTACACTAGCAGTTGCAGCGTCAAATTCTTGTACTACTTTATTGTTTTGATAAGCTGTAAAAAATTTATTTTCTTGGTCTTGAATATTTTTTTTATAATCTAAAATTGCTTTATCTTTATCTTTTTTTGTTTTATAAATGTCGTCAATGTTTTTAAGTTCCATTTCAATAACCCCTTTTGCTGCAGCACTTGGAAATGCTTTTGCTAAATCTTTAAAAGGGTGGTCGTCTGGCAAAGATTCAAAATAATTCCTTTGTTCGTTAGCTAACTTTCTAGCTTTTTTGTTTTCTTCCATCTTTCTTTTCATTTCTTCCATTTGCATAAATTGACTTTGTATTTGTCCTGTTTGTTGTAAAGCAGGTGCAAAAGAACTAAATGGGTCTTTACCTTGTATTCCTTGTCCAATAATGTTTGCCCCTAACATAATATTTGGATTTATATTACCTAAATTACCAAAAAATCCTCCGGAATTATTTAATAAACCATTAGTAGCATTTGCATTAGAATCTAATAAACCAGCATTTTGGTTTTTAGTTGCAAAATCCATCATTAACAATTCTCTAAATCTTTTATCAAACATTATATTAATCCTCTATCTTTCATGTAATCTATATTGTAAGGGTTATTAGTTAAATTTGTAGTCGTATATCCGCCAGGAAAGGGGTCAGAATAGCCAAATTGCTGACTTGTGGGGGTTAGTGTCATATTTAAGTTAGCTTTAGCCTGATCGTATGCTTTTTGAACATCTGACATACTTTGACTTTGCATATTATTAAAATATTGATTTACCATTGAATTTTGATTTGTTTCTACTGTTTTTACATCTTCCGGTACATCAAAAGCCGTAACATTGTTTTCACCATCACCACCTTGATTTGTGTTGTCCGTTCCTAACGATTCAAAATATCCACTATCCGTTAAAAAATCATATTCTGGTGTACCCTCTATTAATGTTGCATTTGGATTAAAAGCTCTTCCGTATGCAATATAAAAATCTCTTGATCTTGGCATACCAAATTGATCTTCACCTTCTAGCCATGAAGTTCTTCTACTTTTATTAGCTGCGTTTGCAAAAGGCGATAAAATTTCGCCTAAAACATTTGCCGTAAGAAAAGGGCTTTTACTTTGCAACATTCTTTCTAAAGAAGTTTTACCACTTATAGCGTCATTTACATTTACACCTTGATCTACTAAATCAACAATATTTTTAGCCACTACTTGTTGTTGTCGTTCCTCCGACATAGCTGTATTGTATTGATTACTTTGTGTGCCTTGAAATGCAGAAGTAGAACCTCCGCCGCTAGATTGTTGGCCTCTATCATCTTGTCCTCTATCCATAGCACCGGAAACATCTCCTCCGGCTCTATTTTGGCCTGAATCTGTTGAACCAAAACCATCAAAACTTAAAATACCGGAAGCACCAATATTAGGTTGATTGTTCACTAATGAACCATGAAGATTAGCTTGTAATAAAAGATTTTTTTCTGCGTCCGTAATATAAGATAATTCAGTTGGTGGGCTATTTTCAGAAGATTGCCAAAATTTAGGAGCTGTTACTTCTTCCGTTTCGCCAAGAAAATTTTTAACACCGCCTTGTATAGCATAACCTTTATCTGATAACATTTGAACTCCTTATAAAATTATTGAAAGAACAAATAAAATACCTAATAAAAAAATCCATTTACTAGGTCTAGTATTAATTTTTGTTTCAAAATCAAAAATTATTTTTTTTAATTTATCCATTATAGTAATCCCCCTAAAAACCCTAGACCGCCTCCGATAAGAGGTCCGATTCCAGGAATCGCAGAACCCATCATAGCACCACCCATAGCAGTAGAAAATGGATTTGCTCTAGTGTTGACTTGATTTGTTGTTACAGGAAATCCTGCAGCTATTGGCGAAACCAGTCCTGCGTATTGTTGCAAAGACTGAAACGGTGCTAAATTTTGTTGTCTTGTTAATCCCTCTAATTGTTGTCCTGTTGTGAATAAAGACGGAGCTCTAGAAGCAATATTTAATTGTCTATTTCTTTCTTGTCCGTATTCGCCAAACGCTAAAGGTAAAGCTGCTTGTGCTACTTGCGTTGCTATTTGCTGTTGGGACATTGGCGAACCTGGAGTTCTTCCAGCTCCGCTAAATTGTTGATTAACGCTTGTTGCTATATCTGCAGCAGATTTTTGTAATAATGGGGAAAGAAAAGGATTTAAATATTTTCCGCTTAAAGTATCTGCAAGTTGCTGATTTGCAGCACCTGCCATAGCTTCTTGTTGTGCAAGTCCTGTTAATGTTTGCTGCGTTGGTGCAACATAACCAGATGCTTTAACGCCTTGATTATATAAATTTCCTGCTTCACTAATTATTTGATT